TTGAATCTTATTCGAACGGCTGGTACAGGTTCGATGAAAGCATCCTACTACGGATACAACTATATAAAAATTGCGTGAAATTTAGAGATAAAAATATAATCTCATACATTATTATATGGAAGCATTTATTGGAGGTTCAATGTCGGATTCTAGCAAGAAATTGTATCTTCACAACTTAAAAAAACTTAACAATGGCAAGGAACTTAAGGATTTTACATTTCTTAAAAAAACAGAAGACGTTATGAAACTTATGCCTGCCAATCGCAACACGGCACGAAGTTATATTATTGCAGCAGTTAATGCATGTAAGGGTCGCAAGGGATTCAAAAAGGCGTTGGAATTCTATACAAAGTTAATGGACCAGATAAATATTGAACTCAAAGATGGAACGAACAAGACAGAACGCTATCTTGAAAACGAGATGGAATGGAAAGATATCTTGGAAGCAAGAGATAAACTTCCGAAGGATTCAATTGAGTACGTTGTCATGTGTCTTTATACAATGATGCCGCCTCGTAGGAATATTGATTATATTGCAAAAGTTGGCGCTCCACAAGAAACTGGAAACTGGTACAACGGCAATCTATTTTACTTCAACAATTACAAAACTGCTGGTAAGTATAAGACGCAGATTGTAGAACCGTCAATGGCGTTGAAAAATGTACTTGATGAATATCTTGTTGAAAGACCTTTTAAGAGTAATGATTTACTGATTAAGAAATCAGGCAAGCCATTTACTTCCAAAGATATACAATTGACTATCAACAAGGTCTTAGGAAAGAATATTGGCTGCACAATGCTTCGTAGCATTTTTCTAACATCAAAATATGGTGAGATGCTAAATGAGATGAAGGTAGATGCTCAAGAGATGGGAACTTCAAGTGCAGTCATCCAATCCAACTATGTGAAACATTAATATATCTATTAGTATATGGACGCAAATAAAATCTTGTGGAATACGATTACAATAAAAGTGCCTCCTACAATGGTAAATATTACAAAAAAAGGACGTGTTAATGTAGGCAATACTTTAACAAAAACAAATAATATTTCAAAGCGTCAAAAGACTCCGTCTATACGACTCATGCCATCCGAAGATAATCGACCTCACATTATAGCAGAAGGTAAATCTTGGAATGTAAATGAATTGAAAGCAAGAATGAAAGTAGCAAATGCTTTAGCAAAAAAAAACAAAAATGTAAGACAGGAACAAGTGCTTGGTGACTTTGTAGGGCGTATGAAACCACATGCTATCAACCTTGTAGATGCAAGGCTGGGTATTGACCCTACAGTGCGTGGATATTCGTGGGACGGACAAAAGAACAAGTGGAAGGCTCGTATCAAAATCAATCAACGACTCCGTCATCTTGGCTATTTTGATAGAGAAGAAGATGCTCATCAAGCATACTTGGTTGCCAAACGACAACTTTTAAGAACTGGAAACATTTAGAAATTTGCAACGGATATAAAAAAAATTGAAATGGATTCTTGACATATCACACACATCACAACAATCATGGAGTGCAAAAATTGCTACTGTTCTATCGGCAACGGACGGTTCTGTTCCAAAGCATGTCAAATGGCAAAAACCAAGGAAACTGCAAGACTTTCTTTGACAGAAAACATCAATGCACTTCTTGAAAGAAAAGAAGAGAACGAAGGCGACCTTGAAGAAGCAGAACATAAAAGTAAATGCTTTGACGACTTTATGGCGTCTTATTCAACGTCCAAAGTTTATGCAGAAAGAAGTGCGGAATTTAAGAAAGAAATAGAAAAGTGCCGATTGGAATTGAAAATCACAAAGTTCTCCATCATCATCGGCATATCATTACGAGACAAAAAGGGGACGTATCCGCAGTTAAAGACCAAGTACAGTGAAACGCTTGATGACTACATGGCTTTGATTGATACAAGTGGAGAACTGTGCGACGAAGCAGAGTCTATGAAACAACAATATGAAAATTGGGAATTAATCTATTCCATTTTGAAATAGGTTAGCAAATAGCGGGACATCATCAACGGCATCCTTTTTTTGTGTTTGTCTAAATCCCCTACATTCTTCCATACTCTCCATTAAACTTTTACATTAATCCTTTTGGAATAAATGTAAATCCATTACATAAACAACGGAAAAATCCCATTCCCATTACGGTAATATATCCAAATTTATAAATTTGGAATGTTTGCTTATATGTATTGAGATTAAAGTCACTTTTTTCATTAAACTTTTACATTTATCCATAAAAAAATAATTGAAATAGATTAAAGTCATGTTTTCTTAATGGAATACATTACGACTATTTAAAAATTGATTTGATAAACTAGATGTATAAGTATAATGGAAAAAACTGAGGCAGAATACGAAGCAGAATGTGATAAAATTCATGAAATGTTTCCTAATGCAAATTTTGTTATATCTATTCCAATTGAAGAACTTGATGATGTTATTTCAACAGAACCACTCATTATTCTAAAACTAACTCATACTTGTTATTGTTATAAGAATCCTAAAGTTCCTGAGTGGTTCAATATACGATGCACTAAAATGACAAATAAAAATATTTTGAATGAATTAATAAAACAAAATCTCACACTGAATTGTAATCATCGTTTTATTGAAGGATTTTTCAAACAAACAGATACTCAGTATGAAATTGCAAACTTTTCTTAAAATTACACAGGAAGTGGACTACATAATGATTTACCTAATTTTTCATATGCTCTTCGTCGAATTCCTCTTTCTTTTTCTTTTTCAGGATTTTCTGCTCTCCATTTTGCATTTCGTGCTTTTATTTTTTCTTTATTTTGTATATATTTTTCTGCATTCTTTTTTTTTATTTCTTCTGCATGTTCTTCACGATAGTTTGCTTGTCGTAGTTTTTCTTTTTCTGGATTTTCTTCTCTGTATGCTTTACATCGTGCATCAATTTGTTCTTTGTTTTCAATGTAATTGGTTGCATGATATTGTTTTATTTCTTCAGCATGTTCTGCTTTGTATTTTTTTAAATATTTTTTTCGTTTTTCTTCATCATTTCCAATAGGTAAAATTGTATTTAGAGTTGGCTTCAATTGCTCATACCAATATCGTTCTCGTGTACGTGATTCATTTTTATCTTTACAGGGAAATTTTTCTATTTCCAACATAGTCCAATTTACCCAACCTCCATTATCACGAATGATTTGATAAATTTTATAAGTTTTTTTTGTATCGCAAGATGATTTATGTTTATTTTTTCTTGTTCTAAAATTTGTGGTGCCTCCAACGTAGACATCTTTCACACTCAAATCATTACATACTATTTTGTAAATAATGGTTTTTGAGTAATCAGTTGCAGTTCGAGGCATTATACTTATGTCTTATTATGTCTTTGAATCAATTTTATTTTTAATCATAACGGTTTTAATCCGTTACAAACGTTGCACACTGCCATTACTTACGTTAATCACGATCTGATCGGAGTAGATGGTAAAGACAAGGATATCAATAGCACAAGCTGAGTTATTGAGGAACGAAATATTGAGGTTGCGAGCAGTCTCTTTATCTGCCCTAGTTCCTCGAGAAAGGTCGGCATAGTACACTTTAGAAGATTCCCAGAACTTTTGATTGATAAGTCCAACGGATAGACCAAGAGTACCAGAAGTCAAATCACGAGCAAGAGCAATCTGTTCAATGAAGTGCTCGAAAGTGTAGTTAAGACTGCCCGTATTTTGAAAGACTTGGGAACCTCCCAAAGTGACTTGGAAGTTGGTTAAACTCACTGCTGGGCAAAATGTCGCTGGAAACGTATCAAAAACCGAACCCCATTGTGAGTAGCCCTGTACAGTGGCAGATACTGTTGCTAGAGTAGATGCAGAAATACACGGGACAACAAGTACTCCGAGTGGCGCACGAATTCCAGATTGAATAAGCTGTGAGAAAGATGCTCCAGAAGCAATCGTGTTGTAGTTATTGGTAACAACTGATTCATACACAATACGCTTGTTAAGATTCTGTTCAAGGTAAAGACG